TTATAAATTCATCGCCACAAATTACTAATGTAAATAAGACTAATGGCGCTACGATGACTTCTACCACAGAAAAATGGGTTCCTTCTACTGTGGTAGAAGATAACGGAAAAGTTAGAATGGTAAGGGATATATATGAAACCGTTACATACCAGCAAGATGGTTTCTCCAAAGTTTATACAAGCGCACGAACAATCGATTTTCTAATTTAGGAGAGCTAATGAAAGCAATAGAAATTTATAGTAAGGATAACTGCCCATTTTGTCAATACGCTATACAAAAGGCAGAGAACATGAAGCAATACGGAATAGCAACATATAAAGTTTTCAAGCTCAACATAGATTTTGACAGAGAAAAATTAATAGAACAATTCCCTACTGCACGAACATTCCCGCAAATTAAAGTTGATGGTATATCCATTGGCGGTTGGGATCAATTTAAGGACATCGCATGATAAGAACTGTAGTTGAGTGTCAAAGCTGTTATAATAGAACTATCATAGGCCATAACGAGGAAGAGATAATTCTATTTTGTCCTCATTGTGGCGAAGAACAGGATCAAGATCTAGAACCCCTAGACTTTAGCGAGTAATATGACATGGCATTACAAAGGAATAGAATGGCAACCTCCAGAAGACTTCAGTCCCGAAGACGTATATGGAATGGTATACATGATAACAAATCGAGCAACAGCCCGGAAGTACGTTGGGAAAAAATTCTTCTGGAGTCAAAAAACATTGCCGATAACCAAGAAAAGGAAAAGAAGGAAAAGAACTCTAGTTGAATCAGATTGGAGAGATTATTATGGATCTAATAAGCATTTGAGAGAAGAGTATGATCAGAGCGGACCTGACCTATTCCATAGAGAAATACTGCACCTTTGTAATACCAAGGGAGAATGTGCTTATATGGAAGCTAAAGAACAGTTTGATCGTGGGGTTCTATTAACCGATGATTACTATAATGGTATCATTCAAATTAAACTTGGGGGTAATGCAGTAAAAGGCCTATGCGAGGAAAATAAACCTTTACAAACACCTAAAACTGTGTTATAATATATACTTATGAAAAACAATATTATTCAATTTCCAATCGACCGTAGAAAGCAGCAGCTTTCGGCTGAAGAAGAAGAAGCTGAAGAATATTTCATAGGCGTGGCAGAGAATAGCGAAGAGCTAGCCCAGACAGCATTGGGTATCATTGAGGATCTATTAGATGATCTTGATCTTGATGAATTTCAAGGGATAGATTTTAGGAATTTAGAATACATGGAAGCAAAGGATGCTTTTGTTGTAGTCAATCTAATAGCTTCTATGTTCATGCGGTATGGTGGTATTTCACATTTCTTACAACCAGATTTGGAAGTACTTTTTGATAAATTGATGGAAGAACAAGAGCAAAACAATAATATTACTTGATTATAGCCAAATAGCACTAAGCAACATTATAGTGCAAAAACTTAATGATGAAGACATGATACGACATATGATACTAAACAGTATACGTATGTACAATAAGAAGTATCGTAAAGAATATGGCCAAATGGTTATCTGCGCTGATGGTGCAGGTTACTGGCGTAAGGAGTATTTCCCTATGTATAAGGGAATGCGTAAAAAGAATAGAGCTGAGTCTACTCAGGACTGGGGAGAAATCTTTAGAATTCTAAACTTGGTACGTGAAGAGTTAAAAGAAAACTTCCCATATAAAGTAGTCCACTTAGATGGTTGCGAAGCTGATGACGCTATTGGTGTATTGGCTCAGCAAACTCAAGAGTTCGGTCAACATGAACCAGTTATGATTATCTCTTCTGATAAAGACTTTATTCAATTACATCGTTATAAGAATGTAAAGCAGTATTCTCCCATTCAAAAGAAGTTTGTTTCTGATCCTAACCCACGTAAATATACCTTTGAGCATATTTGTAAAGGTGATAAGGGTGATGGTATTCCTAATGTATTATCTCCTGATAACGCTATCATGGATAGCATTAGACAAACTCCAATGACTATGAAGAAGATAGAGCATTGGGCTGACAATATAGATAATCTTAAAGAAATTATGACTCATGATGAATATCGTAATTTCCAAAGGAATAAAACTTTAATAGATCTATTAGAAATTCCTGCGAACATCCAAGAAAAGATTATAAATAATTTTAACAACCAAAAGCCCGTCATGAAAATGAAGGTTTTAAATTACTTAATTAAGAAACGATGCAGTTTATTGATTGAATGTGTGGAGGAATTTTATAATGGTTAAACCATTAATATCAGAAATATTAACAACAGCTAACAAGATGAAAGGTGGCCGTGCTAAGAAGATAGCATATCTTCAAGAACAAGATTGCACAGCCCTAAGGGATATTATTAGAATTGCATTCGATAATTCTATATCTCTAGCTCTCCCAGAAGGAGAACCACCTTTTAAGAAATTTGAGATAGACGAAGCGACTAAATATAGGCCCCAAGAGCTCAGGTTTGAGTATCCTACCTTTAGGTATTTTATGGCCGCGGTGACGCCAACTCTAAATCAATTCAAAAGAGAGCAAATCTTTATTGATCTCTTAGAGAAAATCCATGCCGAAGACGCACAACTTTTCTGCGACGCTAAAGATAAAAATATCAATCTCAAATATATTACAAAAGCGTTATTAAAAGAAGCATTTCCAGGCCTAATAAAATCATAGGAGAAATTATTACACACTAAATCTATATCATGATGGTCTATTCAATTAACTAACCGGAGTGTTGCTTATGAGTTATATTCAAATTGAACGTCTCAAAAAAGATAAAAATGAGGCAATATACTATCAAAGGAAATTATTAAAAAAAGGTAAGGATGTCCTAGCGTATAAGATGAGTAAAAAGATCGCATACCTAGACCATTACCTTAATGATATGGAGGCAATAACCAAGTAGCAAATAGACCCTTTTGTTTGAATTCTTTTGAACAAAAGGGTTTACATTTGGTTAAAAGTGTGTTATAATAGACTATATTAAATTGATAGAGAACTATATGAATATATTTGTTTTAGATAATGATCCTGTGATAGCAGCTCAGCTGCAATGTGACAAACATGTAGTCAAAATGATTGTGGAGTCTGCTCAAATGCTATCCACTGTACATCGTATGATTGATGGTAGCATGGAACGTAGACCATCTAAGTCAGGTTCAATGATCCAATACTTTAAGTTGGATGACCATCGTGAAAACATCTTATATAAAGCATGTCATTTCAATCATCCATCAACTGTATGGACACGCGAAAACTCAAGGAATTATGATTGGCACTACCGCCATTTTATAGCTCTTTGCGACGAGTATACATATAGGTACAATAAGGTACATTCCACTGACACTAAGTTAAGAGAAATACTTTATAACAAGCCTAAGAATTTACCGTATGCAGGGTATAAAACACCATTCAAATTAGCAATGAAAGCTAATCCTGAATGTATGTTTGAAGATGCAGTAAAATCTTACAGGGCTTATTACAAAACTAAAAAGGCCAATTTCGCAATGAAGTGGACAGGCCGTCCAATACCGGAGTGGTTCTAATGCCAATGTACGATTTTAAAGATTTAACATCGGGTGAAGTTTATACCAAGATGATGTCTATTGCAGACATGGAAGAACACGTTAAAGATAAGAACATTCAACAAGTAATAGGAACTCCAATGGTTATTGGAGAAACTGGGGGATCGGTATTAAAGAAGGCTGGTAACGGCTGGAAAGAAGTACAGGATCGAATTAAAAAAGGCATGCCGCCGTCTTTAAGGGATAACATTAATACAAAATGAATAAGAAGCCAAGTAAACTACGTTTAGAACACCTAGCTAAATTAGAACCATTAACCTCTAATCAAAAGATTGCATTTGATGGATTTGCTAGCGGCAGTCATCTTTGTTTAGATGGCTCAGCTGGTACTGGTAAAACCTTTATATCCTTATATCTTGCTTTGGAATCAGTGTTTAAAAAGGAATACTCTAAGGTTATTATTGTAAGATCTGCTGTTCCTACTAGAGATATGGGATTTCTTCCTGGCACTCAAGAGGAAAAGGAAGACGCTTACACTGCACCGTATAAAGCAATTGTTAATGATCTATTTGACGATACCGATGCATGGAGTAAATTAGTTCAATCACGACAGATTGAGTTTCTTACTACTTCTTTCATTAGAGGATTAACTATTAAGGATGCTGTAGTTATTGTTGATGAATCACAGAACTGCAACTACCACGAGCTTTGCTCAGTTATTACTCGTTTAGACGAAGAGTGTAGATTTATTATGTCTGGGGATTACTACCAATCTGATTTTACTCGCAAGGGTGACCAGGACGGTATTAAAGACTTCATTGAAATTATTAAACACATGAATGGTTTTGAGCATGTAGAATTTACTTGGGAAGATATTGTCCGAAGTGGATTTGTTAGAGACTTTATAATGACCAAGGAATTATATGAAAACGGGAAACTTTGAACATGAACAGATTGATTTGGGCTACACAGACCTTGTGGCTACAACTGCATCCACTGGCAGAACATATGCCGCTCCTAATAGTGTTGCTTACCCTAGTATAACTACCGTACTTTCTATTCTCAGTGAAGATCACATACGAGAATGGAGAGCACGGGTTGGTGCTGAAGAGGCTAATAGGATCTCTAAGCGAGCTTCTACTAGAGGAACTGCAGTCCATAGTGTATTGGAAAAGTATGTAGACAACGAAGAAAACTATTTGGATGGTGCTAATTTAGTAGTCCAATCAAACTTTATGGAAGTCAAAGAAATACTTGACAGTAGATTAACTAAAGTCTATGCTCAAGAAGCAGCATTATACTCAGAACATCTAGGTGTTGCGGGTAGAGTTGATTGCGTTGGAGTATTTGATGGTAAGAATTCTATCATTGATTATAAGACTGCTGCTAAGACTAAAAAGAAAGAGTGGTGTGAGGGTTACTTCATCCAAGAAACTGCATATGCTATTATGTGGGAAGAACGAACTGGCATGCCAATAACTCAATTGGTGACCGTTATTGCAGGAGATGAGGGTGCACAAGTATTCATCGAACACCGTGATAATTGGTCAAAGAAATTACTGGAGACAATAAATGAGTACAAGAGGCGCAAAATCTTTGGCCGTTAGGGCTAAACAACAGATATCTATTTGCTGTGAAACCTTATGTGAAAAGAACGTTGTAGAAGAATATATCAAAGAATTAGAATCTCGTATCAAATTCTTAGAAGCTTCTAAGATCTTAGAAGATGAACACTCTGCGCGCAAAGCTGCAAAAATACTTCAAATAAAGTGAAAATAAGCCTTTACATTTGCTAGTAACTATGGTATAATATACATATAAATTAATAAGGACTTATGAAAGAAATGAAAGAAAATATAATATTAGTTGATTGTGATGGTGTCTTATGTGACTGGGAGTACTCGTTTACTCAATGGATGAACCATAAAGGATTCCCCACAATTGATGATCAACAATACAATGTTGGCAAACGATTCGGCATCTCTAAAGAGTACGGCCATGACCTAGTAGCAGAGTTTAATGACTCTGCAGCTATTGGGTTCTTACCTCCACTGAGGGACGCAGTGTATTACATGAGACGTCTCAATATGTTACATGGCTATAGATTCCATTGTGTAACGTCTTTAAGTATAAATAAATATGCACAAAGACTTAGAACACAAAACCTTGAGCTATTGTTTGGGAAAGGTATGTTTGATGAGTATGTCTATTTAGCATGTGGAGCTGATAAGACTGAAGCTTTGGCTAAATACGAAGACACCGAATGTTTCTGGATAGAAGATAAACCAGAGAATGCTGAAGTTGGAGCATCATTTGGTCTCAATTCAATACTCGTGGCGCATGATCACAATGCTTATTATAAGGGTGATATACCGCGTTATTGGAAATGGAAAGAAATCTATAAGCATATTACTGGAGAAATCTAATGCCCGCAAAATTTAAAGAATCAGTAACAAACAGAGATGGCTCTGTTCAAAATTACTATATGCGATCAACTCCGCTTGAAGCTTTAGTAGAAAAATATAAGTCAGGTGGAGGATGTTATCCAAAGCTTAGGCAAAAGATTATGAACGAGCTTGTTCGTAGAGGAAAGGCGCACCTTGTCTAAATGGTGGAGAATCTGGGCTAAAAGTCTGGGTGAAAAGGTTGGTGAAACTGACAAGCAGGCAAATACTATAGCTAGTGTTCGTACTGTTTGGTGGTGTACTCACATGTTAACATGTTTAGCTATTATACTTAATGCTATAGCAAATCATGGTTGGGGTTTAATAGGCTTATGATTTCTGTAGCCGAGTCAGCAGAACTTAGACTAAGATCAGTAGTATTTCCTAAGAAATCTGTTGGTGTCAGAATGGCTGTTCGCTCAAGCGGGTG